ACGTCACCGGTTGCCGGGGTCAGAGTGATCGTTCCCTGGTCGGTGTAGGCATAGCTCTTATCCGTCGCCGGTGAACGGGTCAGGGTAGATGCGGTGTAAAGGGTCATTTCAATACCTCATGAATCTCGCAAATGAGGAAGCCCGCACGAGGCGGGCTTCGAGGGTTTCGGTCTAGGCTTAGACCTTGACGACAGAGTCGATCGCGAAGACACCGTAGTCAGTCGGTTCGCTGTTGCCGTTGGCATCAGTGAAGTTGAAACGGAGCTTCGACATACCGAACATGGCGTCACCAGCAACTTCGAGAGCGCGATCGAAGTTGTACTTCCGCTCATTCCAGCTGAAGTAGTAACCGCTGGAGTTGTTGCGGCCGTAGCACATTGCCAGAGCCTGACCACCGGTCAGAACAGCACGTTCAACGGCATAGCCTGCAGTCAGGCCGCTGTTGACCGCCTGATCCGATTCAGTCGCGCTGTAACGGTTGGCAGAGGTGATGACCTTCACGTTTTCGCTCGCTGCAAAGCGAACGGTGAAACGCGGCAGCTGGCGAACCAGGATGCCGTTCCAGAGGCCGGGTTCACCTGAGAACAGCGGGTGCTTGGAGCCATAGCTCTTACGCGCCCAGGCGTTCTGCAGGAAGGTACGCCAGGTGTTGCTGGTGCCGGCTTCCGTCTTCAGGTGGTACCACTGACGCGGGGTCAGCCACAGGATGGCCTTGATCGGCTCATCGTTTGCAGCCGGATCGTCAGCAATCTTGACGTTGGGGATCGGGTATTCCAGATCGTCCAACTGCAAAGACAGGCTGTCGATGTGAGCCAGCGTCATGATGTCGGTGCTATCGATGCTGCCGAGCTGCTGGCCACCCTGAATCAGGTTGCCGGCAGAAGCGGTATCAACAACGAAGTGACGGTTGTAGGTCGGAGCCTTGATCGAGTTGACTGCGATGTCGGCAAAGTCCGGGTCAGCTGCAGTCGGTACGATCCAGTCGCGACCGGTCAGGGAGCCACGCGCACCAGCCAGGTGAACGATTGCCAGCTGGTCATACAGACGGGGGAAGTAACCTTCCATCTGCGCCATGGCAACGCCACGCAGGTTGTGAACGGTACGCTGTGCAGCCATCTTGCCGCCTGCGTCGACCACCTTGGTGAGGAGATCGATGCGGATGTCCATTGAAGACGAGGTGAGCTTTTCGCCCTTGCCTTCAGCTGAACGATCGCCAACGATCGGCTTACCGTTGATGGTGTCGAACAGGTCGACGGATACTGCATCGCCCTGGGTCTTGGAAAGGTCGGTCACACGCACGATAGGCATCGTGGATGCGGTCTGACCCTTCAGCTTCGCTTCAGCATCGCCCTGTGAAGGAGCATCGCCGGTGAGCGAGCGGGTGAAGGCCGGAGCCTGGATGACGCGAGCAAACAGAGCCGCGCCATAGATTTTTCGGGCTAACGGGGACCCGACTGGGATTTGAGTCTGTGCCATTTAAGTTTCCTGCTACGGGAAGTGCGTCATCACGACGCGGGCATAAAAAAACCGCCTACTGGCGGTCCGGTGTATTGGATTGGCGTGTCTCACGACATGGCCGTTCATCCATGATCAGAGTCTTCGCATGATCTCCGCAGGGTCGATTTTCGAAAGCACAGAGGGGTCCAACTTCAGGAAGTATTCCCCGATCTCTGCTGCCGTCATGTTCTCCGCGTTAACCCCGCTGGACTCTGGACTACTTCCACCCTTGAGATCGGAAAGCGTATTGATGGTGAGCTGGTCATCATCAATCTTGGCTTTCGGTTTCTCTTTCTGAGGAGGAGTAGCGGTCCTCTCAAGTGACTGATACTCGGCCGGCAATTCAATGGGGCCAAAGTCTTCCTGCAGTCTTTCGACGACCTTTGCAAACCGTTCGGCCATGGTCTTGCTAGACCAAACCGGCGATTCTCTGAGTCGCTGATCGATTGCCACTGCCGCGTCCCAGAGCTTTTCGTCACCTTCAGCTCTGAGATAACGAAGCACAGGGTTGGCGTCGATTACGGTATTCACCTCTTCAACGACAGCCTGCTGCTGCTTCGCCTTCTCTTCTTCCCGCTCCTTCGCAATTTCATCCACCTTGGCTCTGGTCGATTCCAATTCCTGGCGGAGCCGTTGGTTCTCCGCTCGGGCCGCCCTATTGGCTTTGGCGATCTCAGGAAATTCCTCTTCCAGCGCTTTGATGTCCGGATCTTCCGGATCAAGCTCAGGGATAACGGGGTCCGGGTTGGCCTGGCCCGGTTTCTGTTGCTTCAGCTCTTCGAGCTGCTTCTGCAACGCGGCGTTCTCTGCCTCCATAGTTCGCCTTGCATCCCGTTCACGGCGCAATACCGAGTAGGGGATCTGGTGCTTGCCATCAGCAGAGAGGATTGACGCTTCTTCCTCTTTCGGTGCGGGGGACGGATCCGCATCCTTTGGCTTATCGTCCAGTTCTGGATCAACATCCTCCGGCTCATCCGGAGTTTCCTTGCCGCCATTGACGAGCTTCAGAAGCTCCTCTGGATCAGAAGGGAGGGTGTTGAGGTCAAGGGAAGCCAGATCAACAGTGTCGATCTGTTCAACGTCATTCAGGACTTCTTCATCAGTCACTTGGTTGTCTGCCAGTTGTCGCATGGCTGCGTGTTAGGGAACTGGTCCCGCGCTGCCTCCCGGCAGTGCATGTCGCCTCACGGCGAGAATCGGTCACAAAAAAACCTGCTCTAGGCAGGCTTTGATGTTTTGAATTTGGGCCGGTCTATTCCCGGCTGTCAGCGCACCTTCTTTCTGCGCCTGTCACCGCTTTTAACGATCGCGGTTCGCCGGTCTCGTTTCCCTGGTGTCATCCGGTTACGACCGGAAGTCATTACCGTGGAACAATAAGTTCCACGTCTGGTTCGTTTTCCTGCATGTACGATTTGAGTCGCTCGAGGTCATGCGTCTTGTTCAGCATGGTTCGGGAGGGCTGATACCGAGTCTTGCCCTTTTCTTCGGACCACTGACCGCCAACGTAGCTGCCACCCCAGGGTGCAGTCTTGCCGTGATATTTGGACTGGTCGCTGAAGGTCGGATGGTTCGGCTTCTTGAACTCATCCGTCAGATGACCGTTCTCGCCCAACTCAGAGCCTTTCTTCCAGGCCCCGCGAAGGTCATAGTCGACCGTCTCTCGCTCAGGATCCTTGCCGTTCTTCTTGGCCCATTCGGCATACTTCACTTCCTCTTCAGGAGTGAGCTTGGTGTTGAACTTGCCTTTGAAGTACTCGTCTGCTGGATCCATCACTTCATCGCCAGTTTCTGGGTCCGCGCATTGGACCGGTTGTACAAATCGAGGATGGCAGCTGCCCTGCTCTGCCGACGATCAAGGTGTGCCACCTCTGCATTCGGCTTCTCGTAGCTGTTCATGAATCGCTCAGTAGCGGCCTTGACGTCACCGGATCCACGTACAGCGCGAAGGTAGTGCGGGTTGTTTGCCAGATCCTGCTTCAGAAACCCATAGTTCGCCTGATCAGATGTGGGCTTCAGCTTGTTGTCCTTGGCGTACTTCAGGAAGTTGGTCCTGCGCGGTTCCCATTCGTTGTCGGTCCACTGCGCCCAGCCATAGCCGCCTTTGCTGTCCTTCTTGGTGTACTGGGACTTCTCCTCTTGGAGTTTGTTGAACCAGTCCGATTCATGCGCCAGGTTACCCATCAGGCCTGCCGCTTCATGAGGCGTCAGGTTGAAGTCCTTGATCAGGTTGTTCATGCCGTGGAGGACGGTCGTCTTCTTCCCATCGGGGACCGTTTCCTTTGCCAAGGCGGTTTCCTTCTTGGGTGCCGGCTTTGGCGGCAGGGCCTCGGGCGTCGGCTTGGGACCATTTCGGCTGGTTGCAGGTTCGACCGGCTGGTCTTCACTGAAGTAAGCCTGAATATTCCGACCGACCTGCGTCAGTGCCGGGCCTGCAGGTTCCGGCAAGGTGACATCATTGGCCTCATTACTGATGGCTCGGGCCTCATCGAATGAAGGGAGCCGCTTCTGTGAAGTGCTGCCGAGTCCTGCCACTAGATCGTCTCCAGCTCGCTCTCGAGCATTGACCTGCGGTTATTGATCTCTGCACCCTGCAGATCAAGTGTGGCCCGCTGCGCAGATAGTTCTGTATCGACCTCAATCTTTCGGGTCTCGGCCTCAGTCTTGGCCATATCGACCTGAGCCTGCTCTGCCTTGAGTTTGAATTCCTGGGCCTTGAGATCGGTTTCGGCCTGCTTCGTCTGAGCGGTCAGGAGCTGCGGTGCGCTCTGAAGCTGCTGGATCATTGCCATCGCTTCCTGAAGCTTCTGGTTCAACGCCTGCTTTTCGGGATCTTCTTCACCCTCTTCACCCGTCGAGACACCCAGCATCTTCCGCATCTGATCGGCCAGCTGGTGACGGTCTTCGAGTTCAGTCATCTCAAGGTAGGACGGCGCCATGAGGGCCTGTGCTTCCGGAGGCATCGACTGGATGACCTGGCCCAGCATCTGCAGCTGCTGCGCACGGTAGGACGGAGTGGACGGGGTATCCTCGAGGGCAACCTTGACCTGAGTCTTGGAGACGTCATTGATGACATCGATCATCCCGGTTTCAGGATCCTGGACCGGCTGATTGAGAACGATGACGCGCTTGCGAGCGCCTTCACCACAAACCACCTGGACCGGACGCCCCACCATGTCATCACGGATCAGATCGACCATCATCTCGCCGACGAGACGCCTCGAATACCGGTAGTTGTCGTTGATCTCAGCGAGGGTCGTAGTTCCCTGCTCAACCAGGCTGTTGATTGCAAAGCCTGAAGTGGCGTTCGAATCCTTGCCCAGCATGGCCTGATAGACGCCGGCTGCTTCCTGAAGGGCCTTCTTCGACTCCTCCATGATCTGGAACTGCTGTTCGCCGAGACCCAGTTCGGTTTCAACCTTGAAGCCGTTGGCATTCTTTCGGGAGGGATTGAGGGCCACAACTGCATCAGAACGGCTGATTTCGTCGACCACGTCCCTCAGCGAGTTGATGCGGGTATCGAGAGCGTCAGAATCGGCGACGATTCGCTTGCTCGAGAGGATGTTCATCAGCTTGCGCCGACGTGCATTGACCTCATCCTGTGGGCTGATCATTCCTCGAATCAAACCATACGGGGTATTGGTGAGATCTTCCCGATAACCCCAGAACGGTATGTAAGGCATTCGCTTGCGCTCAGACTTACCGTCATAGATTCGATGCGGGCCTGCCCAAATAGAGAGATTCATCCGTGCATAGACGGCGGTCTCCGGTGCAACCATGCCCTGCTCTACCGCGAAACGGTGGTACTGGTTCTTGGGATCGAACTCCACCACGCGATCGGGTAGCCTCAGGATCTTTCCGCGGACAAATGTCCGGTACCAGATCTCAAAGAGACAGATTCTCTGACGCCTCGGGTTGATCCATTCGAAGTCAGACACGGTCATACCGCGTTCTTGATCGAAGGCGTTAGCCAGTGTGGCGTTCTCAGTGGCCGCGGTGATCCAGTTGCCACCCCAACGACCCAGCGCTGCGGACAGGATGTCTTTGTATTTCGGGAAGTGGAGTGCTACGAGGTCCAAATCAAACCAGCGCTTGCGCACTACATATCGTGCATCCGAGAGGTCAGGCTCTTTCGCGACCCAATCCCAGAACATTTCCCGGCGATGCACGGTCGATACCCGGTAGGGATAACGGAAAGGATCCGCCTCACGCGAGACTTCGACCCATCCAAGGCCGGTCTTGATCTGTCCTGCATAGGCATCAGAACATGCTCGATCGGCACGGGTTTCCCGCTCTGCCTCATGGAGTTTCTGACTGAAGGCCTCAGCAACGTCCTGGAACTCTTCAGAATCAGCAATACACCGCCAATCTGAGCGGGTCTTGGCTTCCATTCCGAGGACCATGTCGACCGTTGGCTTGATCAGATTGGTGAGGAGCGGGGCCATGCCCTTCTCTTCAAGCTCTGCCAACGTCTCAGGATCCAGCTGGTTGCCGTCGTAATAGTCGGCCGCCTTGTCGGCTTCCTGTCGCCAGTTCGGCTGATAGCGAATCTCTTCGATGATGCGCTGGTACTGCATCCAGTCTAGGCCACCCTTTGCGGTGGTGATGGGCTGCTCGCTGCCGGCGCGATCGTAGTTGTATTCTTCGCTGAGCGTGTCGAATTCACTAGCCATCAAACCCTCCAGTTGCGTCTGCGGCCGTGATCAATCGCGTTCGAACGCATATCCATCGCCGGAACAGCGAACGTCAGTGCCAAAGCATCGGCCCGGTCAGGGCTTTTCAGTCCACGCTTCTTCATCTGCTCTTTTGATTCCAGTTTCAGCCGGCGGCTAGAGTCATACGAATACTGAGGGCCTGTGAGGTCGGCCATCAGTCGGTTGTCATCAGGGAGGACGGCTGGTTTATCCAGCAGCCATTCCTTCATCTCGCCCCACATTTCGTCGCGGCGAAGGTGATAGATATCGGTCTGGATGGCGCGCTCGCCGAAATGGATTCGATTTACCGGGTATCCCAACTCAATCAGACGGTCAGCAATCCCTGACCCGATGCCCGTGCAATCCACGTTGATCATGTCGGGCTGAACGCTGTCGGCTTCTCGTGCTACCAGGCCCACCACTTCCATGGGACCTCGGCCATGCCAGGACTTGATCACCCCAGCCACTCGGCCTTGCCGGATACATAGAGCGGTGTCGTCGTTGCCGTATTCGGCAGGATCGACGCCCATGATCGTGGCGCCCATTGGCTCGATGTTGTCCTTCTGGCCTGCAGCAATCCCAGCGAGAACCAGATCCATCGGGATCAGCGGGTCTCCATCGATGCGCATGAACGCCAGAGCGGGTGAGCCTGGGTATTCCTGATCGAATAACGACCGATCTCCCCGGAAATCGGTGAGGGTCTTGAGATACTTCCAGTACGTCTGCTCGAGATCGAGGTCAAATGCGCGCTGGTAATCGGCATCCTCTGAATCAGGCTGCCATCCTTGCGGTGGCGTTTTCCGGTATTCGCTCTGCCAGAACCAGGGAACGAAGACAGGGAGATATTCTGAAAGGCCGGCTTCTGCGTCCTGCCACATCCCATGAAAGAGATTGCCGACACCATTGGCCGTGGATTCGAGGATGATCTCCGTGCCTGGTGCATCAGGGACAATCTGACCGATACCGGCCATGTGGTCCGCTGCATTGGGCCAGAAAGCCACCTCAGAACCATGGAAAAACTGAGCGGTTGCTGATCGACCGGTGCCAGCACTACCGGCTGTGGCGACCGAGAACTCACTCTGCAGCCTCTCAAACTCAAGCTTGTTGCCTGAATTGGCTTTGGTGGAAGGCTTCAGAACATCAGGGCAGAGGTCGTGATATCGACGCGTCATGCCAAAGAGGTTCGTGGTCGCCTCTGCAAGGTGCGTCAGGATATATGCGCGCTTGCCGAAGTTCATCGAGGTCAGCCAGTACATCCGTCCTTCGGTGTACGTGGAGAAACCCTGCTGCCGTCCTTTGAGGCCAATCACTCGGACCTTTCCGGTCCTGGCCCGCTGATCTTCGATCCGCTCATGCAGGTATTGCTGAGCCTTATTCAGTCGAAACGGGATGATTGAGCCATCCTTGGCTCTGATCTTCAGAGCTTTCGGAGCGTAGACCGTGAAGTCTCGACGAAGGATCCTCAGCGCATCGTCTGCCGAATTAGCTGGGCTGGCTGCCGTCATCTTCTTTCATGAGCTTTTCAAGCCGGTCTTCAAACGTGTGGTTCACGTTGACGTCCTGCTCTTGCTTATCGCGCCATCTGCGACCTTGGCGATTAGTCAGCCAAATCGTGGCGGCTTTCGTGTCTGGTGGGAACGCTTCCTCGACGATCACCATCTCGATCTTGCCGTTCAGAGTCACTGGCTTGCCAACGGTGTGACGCCAACCACGCGCTCGGTTGTACATGCTCTCCGCGATTTCCGCGTCTGCAATACTCTTTCCGCGTGTAAGTGACTCGGAAAATTCGGGATAGACCTTCTTCCACTCATGAAAGGTGTCTGGGTTTATGTTTAGGATGTCCGCCATTTCTTCGTCCGTACATCCGAGCAGTGCGAGCTTGTAAACCAGCTCAAGCGTCTTCTCGTCTTCGAACTTTGTCTTTCTGCCGACCTTCTGTTTTTCTTCAGGTGGCTTGGCCCTGGACTTCCTTGGGGCTTTCGGCTTCGCCGTTGCGGCGGCCTTCTCTTTTTTTGGTGTTGGTTTGGCTTTCTGGGCCATGGGTCAATTACTTTTGTAGGCGAGTGAGCTGGATCTCGATGTCACGCAGCGATTTTTGGATCGTGTCGTATTGCGCTTCATGCTTATCGAGGTGTTGCTCTAAGGTGGTTTCAATCTTGTCGACTCGGTATTCGAGCTTCTGCACTGACGACCAGGTAAGGATTCCAAACCCTAAGAGGGTCACTGCGAGCTTGAGCCAATCACTCATTGTTAATCTCCGGATTCGGTCGGCAATCGACGCCAAAAGTGAAACCTGTGGATGAGCTATAAATGCCATGTGTCAGATCCTCAAACAGAAGGTTGCCCTTAGGCTCGCAGATCATGTGAGAGCATCCTGCTACTTGAGCAGAGACCGCGCCCGCACATATCCACGCAGCAACATGTCTCCGCCATCGTCGGCTTTGAGGTTTTCCCCATCGATATGAAGGAAGACCTTTTGTGGAACCGGGGGCATAGCCAATCGTGGGCATTCCCGAGCCGGTTCAGGTAACTTGAGGTTGGGTGCAACCGGGGCGTTGACGCATCCACCGAGAAGAAGGGCTGGCAGTAACCGGATCATGGGAGCCTTGCCAGCTGGAAGTGCATGCCATCCGTGTACGGCATTTTCCAAATACCTCCCCAATCAAAGCCTGCATCCGTAAAGCATTGAACGAAACCATCGGAAAGGGCTGGGGTTTTTCCAAAGCCATTCCATGCCGCGTTGACGTCGATCGCCAAACCCCAGGAGTGCAAACTGGGAGTCGATCCGCGTTTCTTTTTTCTGATGTTGAAACATCCATCCCATGTCTTTAGCTCCTTAACGTGACCGGTTTCGATCAGATTCTTGAAAGCCTTGAGCAGAGGAGCCGACATCGCCTTATTGCAGTAGACCTTCTTGGGAATGACACCGATCTCAAGCTCGGTAGGAACATCCAAGAGCGTCATGAACTTTGTTTCATTCGTCTTTGGATCCCCGAATCGGGCAAGGCAATCCTTGGAAGTGATCATTCCTTCCTGCCCTCACCCAGAACTTCCTTGAGTTCTTTGGCTGTATCGAGAAGCTCCTGTCCCTTTTCCGGGGTAATACCGGAACCCTTGGTGGCAAAGGAAACGACTGCCATGCAGATGATGCATATGCCCATAAGAATCGTCTTCTCATGTCCACCGTCCATGAGGATGATGGCGCCGAGCGCGATCTCGAAGAATCCCTTGGTGTTCTGTCCTGCGTTGGTCGAGAGCATTACTTCACCCGCTTCAGGTACTGAACTGCCAACTCAACGCCGAACCGTGCGGCGGACTCGGTCAGCTTCAGTCCAATCGTTTCGATCTCGGCGAGTACTCCATGGCGTTTCTCTGCAGAACTGATTTCCTTTTCCGCCCAACGCTCAACGCAGCCCACGATCCGGGAGAAGATGTCGGATCCCAGGATGGCGCCAGCAACTTGGCTGATCAGGTAAGCAATGACAGGGTTGACCATGGAAGCACCAGGCATAAAAAAACCCGCATCGGCGGGCAGGTTTGCTCGAGGAGGCGAGCGAATTTCTTTTGCGCAAAAAAGAACCGCCTTATAGGCGGTCCTCTGCGACATTGCGTGTGACGATACACAGAATCCGCACTTCTCGGCGGTCTACGATTTAACCTTTGACCACCGGTTCCACAGCGCTTCCTCAACTGCAACCGATTGGTTCGGCTCCTCCTTGAGCTTCTCCACCGCGCCGGGTGACAGCGTGATGGAGACTCTGACTCGTTTTTCTTTTGTCGCTTTTTTGGGGCGGCCGGCGCCATCTCTGACGCCACCTCTCCCCGATTTCAGTTTATCCATTGAGACCTTTCTGAAGCTCTTGGATCAGCTCCTGCACCGCCTCCTTCGGAAGGGTTGCATCCCATACCGGTCGATGGGTGTCCGGTAGTGCTGATCCAGAAAAGGTCGAGGTTAGCCTAATGTCGATCAGTTCACTAGATGTGGGGGATACCTCGGCCCAAAGCCTGTAGGCACGGTTGTGAATGTCGACGTTTTCATTGATCAATCTTGCGGCCATCTTTTATCTCCAGTTAAAAACCCATGGGTTTGCCATGGGTTAGGGTTTGGTTAGTGGTTGGTTTGCTGCGCTTTCCTTGGCGCTAAGTCGCTTCAGTTTTTATAAAGGGCATCTGGTCTGTAATAGGGCCAGACCAATTGCAGTACGTGCATTCCCATGTGCGCGGCATGACGTTCCAAATCGTTGCAGGCCTTGCACACACTGGGCAGTACCCAGGTTTGGTATCAGGGGTATCGAAGTCGTCCACTTGCCTCTCCGTAGAAGGTGCGCCGTCCTTGGCGCTGGGGTATTAGGCAGCCAGAAGGTTTGCCATTTCGTCCTTCAAGGTCCACAGGGCCTTGTTGAGCTTGGTGTTGGCATCAACGGAAGCCACTGCCCGGGTAGAGGTGCGGTTGCCGCTGCTGTTACGGCCGCTCAGGCCTCCACGAACCAGGTTCTCCTGTACCCGGTTGAAGGTGGACCAGAGATCCTTGCTGTTGTCGGCGTAGCGACGTGGGCGAAGCAGCTGAGAAGCCTGAATAGGCGCCGTGCTGTTGCCGTCTTCGTCGGTGTCCCAACGGAGCTGAAGGGCTGCACGAGCAAACGCCTCTTGCTGTCCATCGGTGAGCAGCAGAGACTCGTCGCGACGGACCTGATCAAAGATCCGCGGGGATTCCTCAATCACCCGGTAGCTGCCCTCGATGACGTCGTCAACGATGTTTCCAGAGTGGCGAACCCTAACGGTGTCGAATACTGAGTCAGAAACAACCAAGCCGTTTGAGCAGACCAGACGGAACAGGCCAGCGGTCAGCTGGTAAGAGCTGGTGCCATCGTGCGAGTTGAGAAGAACGATCTCAGGGATGGAATCACCCACCTTGGCAACGGTGTCACCTTCGCGGCGGAACCGGATGATGTGACGGGTGTAGCCCTTCTTTTCATCAATTCTGGCGCGAGCCTCACCGGCCTTGACCGGGAAGAAACCTTCATTGCGCAATGCCTCAACGGCATCGATGGTCGGAATGAACTTGTACTTTTCAGACGTCGTCGATGCAGGACGGTCTGCAAAGATGGAGGGTGCAGCGCGGAACAGCTGTTCGTTGCTCAGCGGGCCGTGGTTGCGGAAATTGAAGGAAGAAAGAATAGCGCTCATAATCTGATCTCCGATGAAAGTTAAGAGTTGTCGGACGTCGCCTCGGGTGGTTGCAGCCACCGCGGGGCTTTTTCATGCCGGCTGTCCGGCTTAGATTCAGATTCTATAGATGTTTTAGATTTCGTCAATACTTTTTTCATCTCATCGCGAGCCACTGTTTTACCAGCCATCTCTCCGCCCGCTCGATGGCGTCCCCCCGGATCTCTTCGGTAGCAACGTAGCGCTTGCGGATCACTCGATAGTAGGTCTCCCCTGCCCTGCAGGTTTCCCGCATGAGAGCGACCAGGCGACACATCTCTTGAACGTCAGCGGGGATCCAGATGGGGGGAAGGGGTCTCCCCTCCCCTGAGCTTCGTGAGTCACCGATCCGTCCCAGCATGGAGCGCTGCGCCCGGGCCGAATACAGCCCAAGCGCTTCGAACTCTCCCCAGCGGATCAGCATGTCCCTGACAATGTCTTTCGCCGTTTTTCGTCTGCTCATTTTTCGGTGATGTATGCGTACATGCAGAGTAGAAACACCAGGATCAACAGGTCCCAATTCATTCACGCTCGCCCCTTCGCTGTAGCTCGATCAGTGCCATGAGGTTCCAGAGGGCATGCCATTCATGCGGCATCCCGCTTTCTGGATCGTTGCCTTCCTCCAGGAGATGGCGCCAGAACGCGGCGCGATAACGCTTCACTCCATCCGGTACGGTAATCCATCCGCCTTCGGTGTATTTGTTGGCGCCGAACGTGGCTATCGAGGCCGCGGCTTTCAGAGCTGAACTGAAATCGACCAGCAAGTCCGCCCTCATTTTTCCTGAATCCAATTTGGCTCCAGGTTCGTGTGGGCTTTTGCCGTTGGGGTCAAATGCCTGACCCTGGCCAGTGAATGATTTCGACTGAAGAGTCATGCGGCCTCTCTCCATGTATATCCCTTGTGCCTGGCTCTTTTTCCTTGAATACATGAGCAAATGTGTCCAGCCCGAAAGCCAGAACGATTGGCGTCCATAAGTGAATCAAATCGAATCTCAGCGCCGTCCTTTACGCTGGTCCCAATCACAGCTTTTGCTCGGTGATGAAGGCGACCAAACTTTCCTTTAGTGGCTGAGGTTCTTCCAAGGGTCCGATATGCATGTAGATGGTTTTCTGTTCGTGTAACCCACTCAAGATTTTCAAGCCGATTGTTTGCCCGGTCTCCATCCTTGTGGTTTACATCAAGCGCTTCATCAGTAGGAAAAAATGAATCCATAACTAGTCGATGAACGCGATTTGTCTTGGCAACACCGTCTTTGCTAAGCCCTACGTGGAGATAACCGCCCCTGTTTGGCTTAGCACAAAGAACGGTTTCCTTAATGGTTTTTGGCCACCCATTACTTCTGACGATCTTTCTTGCAACAGATCGAACTCGGCCATGATTGGATACCTCGTAGTACCCCTCATAGTTTCTTACTGGAAGCCAAACCTCACTCATCTTCGGTCTCCAGCGCTTTCTTGATGATCGGGAGAAGATCGGGCTTCCTATAATTCGCATTTTTAAGGATCTTGCCGTCCTCTCTGAATATCGCCTTCCCCGTACTGGGGTCGAGCTTCGACATGTTGGACGACCAGACCTCATCCCACGCTTCATTACCGGGTATCCCCAGCGCATTCAGCATGTCTGCGGCATTAGCAATGGCATTGATGATGCCGAGAACCATATCGCCTGCATCGAGACAGTCTGGTTCATCGCCTTTGCCGGTTGCTTTGATATGTTCCCATTCCGATTGAATGGCCCTGATCCAAACCGTCAGGCTTTCAAGGGATGAATTTGCTTCGGATCCGTTCAGTTCAACGGGAATCACCGTGATCGCAGAAACCTGGTCGAAGATCGTATCGTCTCCCGGATCCCCCATGACCAATGCCCAAGCAAGGTCACCATCAATCCCCAGGGAAACCAGGGTTCCATACAGGACCACCATCGTGTCGATGATCCCGTCAACGGTTTCAACGATTGCGGCCTCGGCATCAAACTCAGGTGTACCGATGGCCATTGCCGCTGCGTTCCATGCGTCAGTCAGTTCGCCGAATTCCTCGGCGATCAGATTTACATAGAGATCCACCTGCTTCGGATTGACGGTCACGTCCTGCCCGCAGGCCTCCATGAAATGCTTCTGCTGTTGAAACATTGTTTGCTTGTCACTCATTGCCCTTACCCCCATTAAATTTCGTCGGATCCAATCCAGCGGCTATCGCCGCGTCCAGTCTTTGCCTTTGTTCCGCGGTGAACTTCGGCATTGCCCGCCAAGCCACAACCCCGTACTCCGGGTGCCATGGGCCATCAAAAAGATTCCCGTGCAGTGTCCTCATCTGAACCTTCTGACCTGAAGGCGGCATGTGATCCATGCAGAGAATCCATTCCGGATGCTCGTCAACGAGCGGCTCGATTTTGCTTTCCACGATCCAACCGCTGCTTAACCAAACTTGAAGCCCGCTCCTTTCGGTAACACCCGCAAGAAGTCGATCCACCATTAATCAGGTGATTGGCAACGACAGACCTGACCGTCCCACAATCACACTTCGCGACCAAAACCCGGTACCGCTTGGTCACGCCTTTTCTGATCATTTCCCGATCCGGCGCATCGCTCACAATGGTCCAGCGCCCAAACCTCGTCCCATCCAGGGACACCCTTGCCGAAACTTTCATCAAGGATCCTCAGAGTCGAACCACGAAATGATCGACGCGATAACGAAGATCACCGCCCAGACGCAAACCACCAAAGCGGCGGCAAACAATTTCATGACGTCACCCCACGAATAGGATTTCATGCTGCTCTCTGCGAATGCAGAGACCTATGGCATGCCGAACAAAGCCAAATGACATCTAGGGGCCTGGAATAGTCCTCATGGTGTCCATGCAGCTTGGAGTCATTGCCGCAGCCCTGACAAAACCCAGGCTTGAGAAGATGACCGTCTCGAACGGCGTTGTTCAAAACCATATGCGCAGACCTTTTTTCTGGATTGCTTGCAATGAACTTTGCTTTTGCTCTACTGGCCGCCGTCTTCCCGGAATCGGTTTTCTGATATGCCACTCTTGCAGCAACTCGATGGGGAAGAATTGACCTGTCACGGTCATATTGACGGTAGTAATCGGCCCTCATCTCCCTGCTTTTTCGCACCAAAGATCGCCTGCACTCTTTGCAGGTTTTGTCCTTGGCGTAAAAGCTCGTCTCAGGCTTATCAGCGAGACATTTGTTGCAAGTTTTCATAACTAGAACGGGATATCCGAATCGAAATCGTCGCCTTCCTGTGTGGGTGCAGGGTTCGATGCAGGCTGAGCTGAGGCAGGTGCTGCACGGTTCTCACTCGGCCGATCCATGATCTGGACATCGTTCGCGATGATCTCGGTCGTGTACTGGTCCTTGCCGTCCTTGTCTTGCCACTTTCGGGTCTGAAGACGGCCCTCGATTGAAATCTTGGTTCCCTTCCTGGCGTAATCCCGGAGAAACTCCGCGGACTTTCCAAAGACGGTGACCCGATGCCACTCGGTTTGGTCTTCCCATCCGCTCTGGGTCTTTCTGGATTCGACGGTGGCCACGCTGAGTGACCCAATCGTGGTACCGGAATTGGCGACCCGGATCTCCGGATCTCGTCCCAGATTCCCCACCACAAAAACCCGATTGATTGTTCCCTTACTCATTTCATCTTTTCCTGCTCGAACCACTGCTCAAGAAGCCTTACGGCCTCACCTTTTTTGATCATGTCGCCGGTTGCTCTCAGCATTCGCCAGCCCAGCAACACAGCTGCATTTCCCTTTTCGATGTCTTTGACGATTCCGGACCCACGTCCATGTCGACCGCCGTTCCACACCCCACCCTCAACTTCCATGGCGATCCGCTGGTCGACCCATGCAAAATCAAACCGCCACTTTCGATCTGCATGGAACCGGTACTCGCGCACCGGCTCAGGCAACCTCATTGCCCGTATCTGGAATGCCAGAGTTTCTTCAAGCGCGCTTTTCGAACCGCTCAAGGACCTGCTCCAGCGTCATTGCCACAAGATCGAGTTCCGTCAGCTTCTGAATGCGCAAAAGTG